ATTATCGCCAGCATGATATGTTTGCTGTTATTGAAAAAGATAAATGGGAATTTGTATATGACATTGCACAGGCTGATGTTATACCCTGTGTTCTAGAAGACTGGGATCAAAATTTCTTAGATTATTTAGATTGCACTGTTCGTGAAGACCAAATTCTCATGGTTATGAACCTATTTCACAATGATGATCACATGACTGATACTTGGTTCCGCAGTCCTGACTGGGATATAGTACGTAATCTTAAACAACGTACTCTGATAGTTCATAATAATAATCATGATACCTCTGATCCAAAGTATATATTTTACGATATCATGTTGAACAGACAGAAATATTATATGTTTGACATGGAAGATGACTTCGATCCAAATACGAAAGTTTGGACTAGAAATTCTAGACCTGAGTTTTACACCTACGGTCCAATAGATAAAATATTATCAAACGATAGCAAAAAAATATTATGCTTGAATAGATTATATTGGGAAGAATCTATCATTAGAAATCAAAAGACTTTGAGGTCTATGTTACGAGAAACATTCCATAACAAGGACGATGTATATCTTAGTGATCCTAGAAACAATATTTTCTTTTATCCTAATCACTCAGAAAACAATACAATCGATGTGTCGAACTCCGGAGGAACTTGGTATCCAGCTGCTGACATTTATTACAACACTTCATATGTAAATGTTTACATAGAATCAGTGGTACAATCATCTAATGGAGGCAATATTTTCTGTGCGACTGAGAAAACATATGATCCTTTGTTGAAGGGCAATTTTATTTTGCCATTCTCTACTCCTAATTTTGTACATTATTTAAAAACTTGGTATGGTTTTAAATTTCCAGATTGGATAGACTACTCATACGACGAAGTTGCTGATTTCGATCAACGGGTAGAATTATACATGGAATCTGTGCGTAAAGTCTATAGCATGGATATAGAAACACTACACCATAATTATATCAAGGATAAGGATATATTAGAATATAATAGGAACCTTATTAACCAATTACCTTATAGCAGTCTATATGATAAGGTAGTTGATTCGGCTACACAGTTTGGGTGGATGCCCCGCACAAAATAGTTGACTTCTTCACGTACTATGTTATAATAACTAAATCATAAGGAGAAACTATGTCACGTACATTTAACGCAGAAGCTAAGGTCAAGTTGACTCAGCTTATCAACGAAGGTATCAGTGTCCTACAGGAAGTTGATACACTTAACGAAGGTCTTAACGATACAGTTAAGGCAATCGCAGAAGAACTTGAAATTAAGCCCTCAATTCTTAAGAAGGCTATTAAGGTTGCTCACAAGCAACGCCTCAATGAAACTAACGAAGAAAACGAAGAACTCAACACCATCTTGGAGACCGTTGGTAAGACTAGCTAATGTCCTACGTTGACGCTGTTCTTGACGCTAAATCTGACAAAATCTACGTAGTAGAGCGTACTCCCGAAGGGAAACGTGCATATAAAGAATATAGTACTAACTATGTCTTTTATTATGACGACCCCAAGGGTAAGTATCGCTCTATCTACGGAGACCCTGTGTCTAGGTTTTCAACTCGCAAAAAACAAGAGTTTGAAAAAGAGCGTAGAATCCATAACAACAAGAAGTTATTTGAGAGTGATGTTCCTGTCATTTTCAGGTGTTTATCTGACAACTATTTAGGGGCAGAACCTCCTAAACTTCACACAGCGTTCTTCGACATCGAAGTGGACTTTGACCAAGAACGAGGTTATAGTCCAACTGATGATCCGTTCAATGCTGTTACTGCCATATCAGTATATTTAGATTGGCTAGGTCAACTTGTGACCCTAGTTATTCCCCCAAAGCACATGACAGATGAAACTGCACAAGAACTAACTAAAGACTTTGAAAATTGTCTATTGTTCCGCAGTGAAATCGAAATGTTCGAAACGTTCTTTGCGTTGATTGAAGACGCAGACGTATTGACTGGCTGGAACTCAGAAGGATACGATATTCCCTATACAGTGAATCGTGTTACTCGTATTATGAGTAAGGACGATACACGTAAGTTCTGCTTGCTTGGGCAACTTCCAAAGGTTCGTACTTATGAACGTTTTGGCAAAGAAGAACAAACTTACGATCTTGTTGGTCGCATTCATATGGACTATCTGCAACTCTATAAGAAGTATAACTACGAATCACGCCACAGTTATAGTCTTGACGCTATTGGCGAGTATGAGTTGGGTGAGCGTAAGACTCAATACGAAGGTAGTTTGGATCAGCTTTATAATAAAGACTTCAAACTTTTCGTAGAGTATAACCGTCAAGACACTATGCTAGTGTACAAGATTCACAACAAGCTTAAGTTCCTTGATCTAGCAAATGCGCTGGCTCATGAGAACACCGTATTGCTACCAACGGTTATGGGATCGGTGGCAATGATTGAAATGGCAATTTACAATGAAGCACACGAACGAGGATTTATTGTTCCTGACAAAAAGCGTAAGAGCTACGATAGTGACGATGAACAACAGGCAGCAGGAGCTTATGTTGCTGTCCCGAAGAAGGGGATTCACGATTGGGTCGGAGCAGTTGACATCAACAGTCTCTACCCCTCAGCAATTAGAGCCCTCAATATGGCCCCAGAAACAATCGTTGGACAAGTCAGACAATCTCTCACAGACCAATACATGCACGAAAAAAGTCTTGCCCTTGCAAAAAACAAGCGTAAGAAAAAGAATGGTGACGATGCTGATGGGGTTACTGGGGCGATTCTTTGGGAAAATCTTTTCGGGTCGCTAGAATATACTGCTATTATGAATCAAGAGCGCGGTACTATGCTCACTCTTGACTATGAAGATGGTCGTAGTGTAGAAATGAGTGCCGCAGAGATTTGGAAGCTTATCTTTGATAGCAATAAGCCTTATATGATTTCTGCGAACGGAACCATCTTTACATATGAGAAAGAAGGAATCATTCCAGGTCTGTTAAGTCGCTGGTATTCAGAACGTAAGAGTATTCAGAAAGAAGCAAAGGCTGCATATGGCACCGATATGTTTGAGTATTACGATAAGCGTCAGCTAGTTCGTAAGATTCTACTTAACTCCGCATATGGCGCACTACTGAATGAGCATTGTCGTTTCTACGATAAAAGAGTCGGGCAGTCAGTTACGTTGTCTGGTCGTCAAATTACTAAGCATATGATGAGCCAGATAAACGAAATCATCACGGAAAAATATGAACATGACGGCGACGCTATCGTGTATGGTGATACTGACTCCTGTTACTTTAGTGCTTATCCCATTCTGAAAGAACAGATTGATAAGGGCGAACTAGAATGGAACAAAGATACTTGTATTGATTTGTATGATCAGATTGCAGAATTGACTAATAACAGTTTCCCTGCTTTCATGGAACGTGCGTTTCATTGTCCTCGCAAGAACGGCGAAGTGATTAAAGCTGGTCGTGAACTTATCGGTGATCGTACTTTGTTCATCACTAAGAAGCGTTATGCTATTAACATTTATGACCTTGAAGGTAAGCGTCAAGACATTGATGGTAAGATGGGCAAGATTAAAGCAATGGGTCTTGATCTTAAACGAGCAGATACTCCCAAGTATGTTCAGGAATTTCTAATGGAAGTTCTTATGATGGTGCTAGGCGGTACTCCCCGTGATGAAGTCATTGCAAAGATCAAAGACTTTAAGCGTTGGCTTAGCGAACAAGACCCTTGGACTAAGGGTTCTCCTAAGAGTGTTAACAACTTAACTAATCACACTATCAAGTTTGAAAAAACAGGCAAGTGTGCAGTTGGTCATGCAAGGGCAGCGATTAACTACAACTATTTGCGTAAGATGAATGGTGATCAGTATAGTCAAAAAATTGTTGATGGTATGAAGATTGTTGTATGTTCGTTGAAAGATAATCCACTTGGATTTACTTCGATTGCATATCCCACAGATGAACTTAGACTGCCACAATGGTTCCTTGATCTTCCATTCGATAATCTTGATATGGAACGAAAGTTAGTTGATGAAAAGATCGATAACCTATTGGGAGTACTAAACTGGGATATCCGATCAAATACTAATACTAATAGCACTTTTGATAAATTGTTCAATTTCGGATAAACAAAACATTGACGAATGCAATATATTCCAGTATAATGCACATACTACTCTCCTAAATATACACATAGAAAAGGAAAACTAATGAAGGATTATTTACTAGATTTGATTCAGCACACTAACGGTCTCGGTGTAGTTGAACTTGTTAAGGTTGACGGGACTCAAAATGAAACTAAGGTTTCTGCATTAGCTGATGATAAGTCAGTGATTGTATTTGGTACATTTAAGAATCCTATTGCAGGATTTGAAGGTACTTTTGGTATGCCTAATTTGAGCAAGCTTAAGACTATTCTTAGCTTTGATGATTATGATGATAAGGCTAATATCAACGTCAATCTTGAAACTAAGGACGGAGTTGATGTTCCTGCTGCTATTCACTTTGAAACTGCTGCTGGTGACTTCGTTAACGATTACCGTTTAATGAGTAAGACAGTAGTTGAAGACAAGGTGAAGGCTGTTACCTTTAAGGGTGCAACATGGGACGTTGAGTTCGAGCCTACTATTGCTGGTGTTATGCGTCTTAAGAAGCAAGCATCTGCTAACAGCGAAGAACTCAACTTTAAGACTAAGACTGAAAATGGTGACTTGAAGATTTATTTCGGTGATCCTTCAACTCACAGTGGTAACTTTGTTTTTCAGTCAGGCGTATCAGGAAATCTTTCACGCCCATGGCAGTGGCCTGTAAAGGTATTTCTTGCTATCATGGATCTTCCAGGTGATAAGACGGTTCGCATCAGTGACGCTGGCGCCGCAGAAATCACAGTTGACTCAGGTCTTGCTACTTGGCAGTATTTGCTTCCAGCATTGACGAAGTAATATGATTAAAACAGTCAATGGCATGGGTAGATATATGATGGTCAACGGCGGAATGCCCGCGACTACATATATCAATCAGTATTCAGGAGCTATGAACGTAGGCGATCTTAGATACAACGTCTCTATACAGCGTCTTGAAGTTTATGATGGTAACATGTGGATTGAACTTAACACTAGTCATGCTAGTGTTGGGTTGACTCCTGAGGCTGAACATGCCATTGAATGGGCTGCTAGAAAACAGCGTGAAGATTTGGCACTTGAACAAAAAGCTAAAGATAACCCAGCAATCGCTGATTTGCTTGCCCAAAAGAAGAAAATCGAAGATCAAATAACAATGGTTGATAGCTTGACAAAAAATTATGGTTGAACCACTTAGTGATGGCTGGGATAGCTGGCTTACCAGAGAAGATGTTGATTGGGCCTACGTGCGTATTAATCGTACGGGAAACACTTGGCTAAATGAATATCTTACTGCCAATGGATTTATTCAGCAAGATCCTAGATCATTGCGAGAAATCCATAAACTAGTCATCGTTCGTGAACCACTAGAGAGATTTGTGTCGGGAGTATCAATGTTTAAGGGATTGTCCCATAGATTAATTGGTCAACCTAAAACTATACTAGCTAGATACTCATCTGATCCTCATATTAAGACACAATCAGAATTTCTAAGAAATGTTGATTTGGGTAATTGTACTTTTATTAAGTATGGGCCAAACATTGTTAGCGATTTACAAAGTTTTATTGAAGAACGTAAACTTACGTTGTTTTTTCCTCCTCCCACTGAGTGGAGAGATAACCCAGTTCTTGCTGATTATCATAAAATGTCTGAAACGGAACAAGAGTATTTTGCTGAAAGAAAACTTTTATACGATGCATATAAGAATGACCCATTCTTACAAAAAGTTGTTGATCAGCATCTAAAAAATGATTATAATTTATATAACAGTATGGAGTGGTATGGAACAAATTAATCTCTCAAATAGTCACAACCCTGATTGGGCATTGTTTTTGCCTGCAATCTCGTCCTTCTTTATTGCTGGCTTAGGTAAGCAGCGTGAGGGTGAAAACTATTTTGACCCGGCGAGAATCCCTGCATCATTCAACGGTGACGTTGAATGTTTGAATTTCTTCAATAGCAAGCAAGGCTTATACACGTATAAGTGGGGCTTGTATTCTGCTGGTCATGCGAATCTTGATATAACAAAGGATGACCATAACGAATCTATCA